GCAACATCATTCTAAAAGCCAGGCAGTTAGGGTTCACCACGTTCATGATGATCTTCATGCTCGACGCCTGCTTGTTTAATGATAATACCCGATGCGCTGTAATAACGCATTCACGCGACGATTCAATCAGATTATTTCGGGAAAAGATTGAGTTCGCTTACGACAACCTGCCGGACACCGTAAAAGGCATGATGCCTGCCAAAATTGGCCGGGCTGGGGAGTTGGTTTTTGTTAATGACTCTAGCGTTTCGGTTGGCACTTCTTTTCGTGGTGGCACGCTTACTTATCTGCATGTTAGTGAGTTCGGTAAAATCTGCGCTCGATTCCCGCATAAAGCGAAAGAAATTGTTACGGGCGCGTTTGAAGCGGTAAGCCAAGACTGCGTAATAACAATCGAAAGCACGGCAGAAGGGAAAAGTGGCTACTTCTTTGATTACTGCAAAGCGGCAGAGGTAAGGCAAAAGAAAGGGATCACCCCAACATCAATGGATTGGGAGCTGTTCTTCTACCCCTGGTTTGATAACGCCGGCTATACGTTGGAAGAAAGTGAGGGGCCACCGCTTAGGCTGATGGATTACGCCGACTCACTGGATAAAAAGTACGGCATTCGGTTAAGCAGCGGCCAGATAGCCTGGTACAGCAAAAAAGAAACCTCACTCGGGGCTGACATTAAGCGTGAATACCCATCTACACCCGACGAAGCTTTTGAGCAGTCAGTGGAGGGCGCGTACTACAAACGCCAGATTGACGACATTTATGCTCAGGAAAGATTAACCGGGGTGCCGTTTGAAACGAGCGCACTAGTTCATACGTTCTGGGATTTAGGGATCAGTGACATGACCTGTATCTGGTTCATCCAGCAGGTTGGCCGAGAGTACCGGGTTATCGATTACTACGAAAACAGCGGCGAGGGGTTGGCATTCTACAAGAAAATGCTTGATAGCAAATCACACAAGTTGGGTTATTCATACGGACTGCATGTAGGTCCTCACGATATTTCACACAGAGAGTTTGGCACAGGTCTTTCACGGATTGAGCAAGCAGCATCATTGGGTATTACGTTTGAAGTTGCTGCCAAACTATCCATTGCTGATGGTATTGAAGCGGTCAGAGCTGTACTTCCAATGTGCTGGTTTGATGAAAAACGCACTGAACTAGGCTTTAACGGCCTGCAAGCGTACCGCAAAGAGTGGGACGACAAGTACGGGGTTTGGAAGTCAAAGCCATGTCATGACGAAGCCAGTCACCCATCTGACGCATTCAGAACATTCGCTGTAGCACTAAACGCAATAAGAGATTCTATGAACGATATGTATAACCACTCAGTTGAAATAGTTGTAGAGGGCGCAGGGGGTTGGTCATAATGGCCGGGTTACTGCAAACGCGCTCAGCGCCTCAACTTGAAAAAGAGCAAAGCGAAGCTGAAAGCCTGGATGAAGCTAAAAATGAGCGCATTGAGGTAGTTGATAACTTAGCTGCACACGTTCGATCATGCTGGTCTGCCGCTAAAACACATCGCTCTCGCCATCGTGATCGCCTCACTAACTGCTTACGGTTGCGCAAAGGACAATATCCCGCTGATAAGTTAGCTGAAATACATGCCCAGGGCGGCTCAGCAATGTACATGAACATCATCGGCACAAAGTGTACTGCAGCTAAAGCATGGATCTCCGACTTATATTCTGGCTCTGGTGACAGACCGTTTAGCATTGAGCCTACGCCGGTACCTGAATTGGACCCGAGCATTCAAGAAGAAATGGTGACCGTGGCTATTCAGGCCGCAATGGAAACCGGCATTCCCCAGGAGAATATCGAAGCATTGCTTAAAAAGCATGAAGATCGCATTAAGGATGAAGTTAAGCAAGAAGCCGAAGAGCGCATGGAGGGCATGGCTGATTACATCGGCGACATACTCGCTGAGGGCGGATACCGTGCTGAGTTCGATTCGTTCATTGATGATCTGGTTACATTCCCCTACGCCATTCTTAAAGGCCCAATTTACCGTAAAGAATTAAAAGTTAAGTGGGTTGAGGACGAGCAAGGCAACTTCGCACCCGAAATCAGCGAAAAGATTGTGCGTAAATTCAGGCGTGTGAGCCCGTTTAATTTCTACCCTAGCCCGTCGATGACAAAAATCGGTGATAGCTGGAACATTGAACACATCCACTTTACCCCGGCTGAACTCGCTATGATGCGAACAGCTAAAGGTTATGACGGTAAAAACATCACTATGGCTCTGGCGGAATATCGCAAAGGTGGCTTGCGTGAATGGGCGTTTAACACTGGTGAGCGAGAAGACTTAGAGGGTAAGTCGTCTGTATTTAACGGTGATTATGACATGATCGATGGTCTTGAATTTCACGGCTCGATCCAAGGTAAACAGCTAGACGAATGGGGCATTGATGAAGAAGTAAAAGACCTGTACGCAGAATATAGCGTAGTCGTTACCGTTATCGGCGGTTACACCATTAGAGCCGCTATCAATCCTGATCCAACGGGCAAGTCGAGTTATTACAAATCATCGTTCCGCGACGTGCCAGGCTCGTTTAACGGTGAATCACTACCTGAGCTGTTGGAAGACGTTCAAGGCGTATGTAATGCCACATTAAGAGCGCTGGTGAATAACATAGCGCTGGGCTCAGGGCCACAAACTGCCGTGGATGTTGCGCAATTACCACCTGGTCAATCTGTCACATCGATTAAGCCGCTTAAAGTTTGGTTATATTCAAGCAAACAAGGCCAAACTAAGCCCGGCATTTCGTTTTTCTCGCCAGATATTAAAGCGCAAGAGCTTCTTGGTGTGTATGACCGCTTTGAAAGGCAAGCTGACAACATATCAGGCATACCAGCCTACGCCTATGGTAGCGACAATGCGGCCGGGGCAGGTAAAACAGCGTCAGGCTTATCAATGCTGATGAATGCGGCGAGTAAGACCATAAAGAGCATTGTCCGAGGCGTTGATATATACGTCATTGAGCCGTTAGTGGCCAATCTTTATCAGTCAGCCATGATAGATCCAGAGGTGCCCAATGACGTTAAAGGCGATGCCCAGGTGATTGCCCGGGGAAGCGACGCGCTAATGCACAAAGAAGCAACCGCCATGCGTCAAATGGAATTCATGCAAATGACCAATAACCCAACCGATATGCAGATCATCGGGGTGAAAGGCCGTCGTGAAATGCTTGAAGAAGCCAGCAAAGCGTCCGAGTTCCCAGCCGGACGAGTGGTGCCCACGCTTGACGATATGATGCAAAGCTTAACTGCGCAGCAGGAGCAACAACCGCAAGAGGGTGAGGCCGATGCTCAACCAAACGCTCAGTAAAAAGACCCTCACTCTATTAGTACGGTTGCGTGAAGAGCGCAGACCAACATTAAACGCCATTACTGAATTGCTACGCCTGGAGCGTGAAGCAGCCGTGGAGGCCCTATCAACCGGCGACGATACAAACACCATGTATCGAGCTCAGGGCGCAGTCGAACAATTAAACGAATTATGCAATCTCTTTGAAAACATCGATACATTCAAAGGTTTGTTTAACGAATAACCGGGAAACCGGTTTAACCAGGTCGCCATTGTGCGGCCTTTTTTATGTCCAGAGAATACCAGCGGGAATACCGGCAAAGGCTCCCAAGGCTCAAAAGGAAAGTAAATGTCAGGCTCTAAACTCGATAGACAAAAAGCAGCGGATGAAGCAGATTCGTTCGTCCGTGGCGATAAAGGCACACCAACTCAGGACAGTGATCTGAATACTGGTGAGCAGGAAAATAACGTACAGCACGAAAATAATGATGGAACACCTGCGCCCGTACAAGCGACAGACTCTAAAGATTTACGTGAACAGCTTCGCATCTCAGAAGCCAAGTACGATGTGTTACAAGGCAAGTACAAAGCTGAACTTCCACGCCTAAACGATGAAATATCGTCGTTACGCAACCAGGTCAACGCAAAATCAGATAATGGCGACACAAGTGCGCTAACAAAACGCATCTCTGAATTGGAATCACAACTTAGCTCGAAAGGGCAAGAGCAGGTATCCAGTGATAAAGAGGTGTCTGATTACATTGCGAGTGAATATGGGGATGATTTAGCAAACGCAATCCTTGGGATGATCAAGAAAAACGCCACACCGTCCAGCGGTGAAGAAGTAGGGCAGTTACGCCAGCAGGTCGAAGATATGCAACGTTCAAGCTCACAGGCTTCGCGGGATATGAGAATTACTTCATTAACGCAAATGCTTAAAGCGCGCAGCATAGACTTCCAAAAGACCGATGGGGATCCACTGTTTCACGACTGGCTTGCTCAAAACCATCCCGGCACTGGCAATTCACGCCAAGATTTTCTAGCTCAGCACTTTAACAACGGCAACGTTGAAGCCGCCGCCCAATTCTATTCCGACTTTAAAGCCCAAGAGCGCTCTAGCTATACCGAAAACCCCTTAGCTAAACATGTTGATGTGAGTGGTCAAACTGGATCAGGTGATAACGACGCACAACCGGACGTATGGACCGGTGACGATGTTACCAAGCTGTACAGCGACCAACGCAAAGGCAAGTTCACGCGAGAGGAATTTGAGAAGAAAGAGCAAAGTCTTAATCGGGCTATGCAAAACGGGGATTTAAAACCCTAACCAGCACAGCCCATGATTTGAGTATATATTATGGGTTATCCCACACTTGCCGGTTCACCAAACTATTCGTCCACCGGCGCGAGCAACGCAAGCAAATTCATCCCACAGGTTTGGTCAGCCAAGCTTTTAAATAAGTTTTACGCCAACACGGCGTACGAAGAAATCTCTAACACGGATTATGAAGGCGAAATCAAATCACATGGTGATGAAGTTATCATCCGTACTGTGCCTGATGGCGAAGTCTTCGATTATGAAGATGATCAAGACTTGCAAGTTTCATTACTTGAGTCTCCCAACGTATCGCTGAAAATCGATCAAGGTCATTACACCAACGTTCGACTGCCCGATGTAGCTGCGTATCAAAGTGATATTAAGTTGCTGGACAAATGGGCCGAAGAAAACTCGCGCCGGATGAAAATCCACGTTGATAAAAACATCTTGGGTTCAATCTACGCCAGTGCTGCAGCCGTTAACGCTGGTGCAACGGCGGGTAATGACACGGCGGGTATCAACCTGGGCACTACTGCGGCACCTGTTGCGGTAACCAGTGCGAACATCGTGGATATTCTAGTTGAGCGTTACGGCGTTTGCTTGGATGAAACCGACACCCCGGACACAGAGCGCTGGGTAGTGTTGCCGCCCTCTGTTTGTGCGCGCATCAAAACGTCTGAACTCAAAGACGCCAGCTTATCTGGTGATGGCCAGTCTACGTTGCGCACCGGTAAAATCGGCATGATTGACCGCTTGCACATCTACTCATCTCGTCACCTGAACGTGACGACTGGTAAGTACGATGTGTTGTTCGGTCACAAGTCGGCGCTATCGTTTGCCGCCCAAATCGAGAAGATGGAAACATTACGCAGTGAGAAAAAATTCGCTGACTTAATGCGGACGCTGATGATTTACGGTTTCGATGTGTTAAAGCCTGAGCAATTAGGCCACTCAGTCATAACGCTGGGTTAATCCATAGCGTTATCAATCTAAACAAGCCTCGCCAAGTGCGGGGCTTTTTATTGGAAAAAACAAAATGACAGATTCAAATGAAAAGGCGCCTAGCGCAGCTCAGAAAAAGGCAGCAAGCCAGGCTCAGAAGAAAGAACAATCAGCCAAAGTAGCCCCGTATGGTTACTTGCAGAATAAAGAA